GTGTCATCGTGTGCACTAAGTTTTGTAGGTTTTTCAAAAGCATAAAAATGTACGTTGTATGCTTTATCAGGAATAGGACTTAATCCAAACTTCCTTGAGTCCGGTGATTTAATTACAAACTTAGGCTCACCGTAGGCTTGTGTATCTGCATCATCAGCATTCTCACTATCTCTATAAAAACGTTTCCAATCTGCAAGATTTAAAAACTTTAAACCATTTGAAACGTATGGAGCTGATTCGCCTGATACATTTATTGTTGTAATATAAAAATCATCCCAATCTACAGAAGCATAATCACTTGCTAAATTAGAACTTCCTGCTTTTAACAAGTACCATCTTGTACCTGCTGAAGTTTCAACAGTTACATTTCCGTAGAAAGGGTCGGTTGCACCACTTAACCCTGCTGAAAAGAAAGGTAGTTGTGGCTCTTGATTTGCAATATCAAAGATAGATTTATTGACTGCATCCTTGACAAACTGTTGTAGACCTACAGCACTTGAAAAGTTTGCAGAGGTCAGAGGTATTTCATTGAGTTCTCTAAGAACTTCGTTAGTTATGTCAAGATATGTTGTAGCCATTATTTTTTATGAACCTTTTGAATTGCAAAGTTTGCAGATTTACTTGCACCCTTATGTGGCTTATAACCACCTTTAGGGTCCTTCATTAATTTGTAAGACTTACCGGACTTCATCCAGTGATAGCCTTTAGGTGCTGAGACTTTCATGCTTAGTTAGGTTTAGCTTGTGGCATCTCACCATTTTTATACATACCACCTTCTTTATACATGGCTCTCATTTTATTTTTACCACCATGTCCATACATAGCTCTTTTCTTGCCACCTTTAGACATGCCATCTCTTTTCATTTTTTTATTACCGTGATCCATTATTTCCTTTCTCCAATTTTTTTAGTTTTTTCAACATAGCTACCAACAGTTAAACTTTCGTTGTAGCCTACCATGTCCTTACACTTTTCTTCTTTTTCTTCAATTGAGTTATAGTACTCGATGTTTCCGCTTGGGTCCGGATTACCTTTCATTTGTTCTTCCATTTTATCTCCTTTAAAAAGTGGAGGAGTCCGAAGACTCCCCCGATTGACACTTAGTCAATACCGTAGAAAGCTGATACTAAAGCTTCACCTCTAAGTACTTTCGCACCATAAACGTGAAGACCTCTAACGATATCACCAAAACTTGAAGGGTCACGAAGAACCTCAGTTGAGACGATAGTTTGAGCAGTAGCAGTAGATGAGATATGTCCACCTAAACATTTACCAGCAGCATTAGATGTTGCAGCAATGTTGTTAGATTTGTACATATCAAATCCTCTTAGTTTTCCACTTGATACTAAACCATTTCTGATTGAACCTTGACCAGCGTTAAAGTCAACAGAAAGTAGTTTAGAAGAAGCTTGACCTAGAACTTCGTAGAAGTCAGGACCAGCAACGAACCAACGACCTTCTTCAGGTACGTTTTGCTCGTCTAATAGTCTTGCCATTCTAGCTAGAACATCAATTGGGTCATGCTCACCGGAAGCAAATCCGATGTCTAAGTTACCAGTTCCATCAAATGTACCAGCAGCTAAATCAGTAGCACTGTCACTACCTAGCACGTGGTCAGG